GCCGGCGGCCATGCTGACCATGCCGCGCTGCACGAAATCCCCCAGGTTCCGGGTGGAATACGCCAGAGCAAAAGCATCGCGGGCGTAACCCAGCACCTTTCCCACCGTGCCCAGCAGGCCGGTCTGACTGGCCGCAACGGTGAAAGGCCGGTCTTCCGCGCCGGCTTCGGTGAAGCCCAGGCGCAGCATTGCCATGCCGCCGCTGGCGCTGTCTTCCAGCACCGCGACGCTATCGCACAGCACCTGCCATTCCCCCAACGTGGGGTGAATCAGCGCGCCGGGCCCAGGCTCATCGATGCACGCTTTCAGCAGCGCGTCGCGCTGTGCGGCATAGTCGTTGCCCAGCACATAGGCTTCCAGATCGAAGCTGCGAACGCGCCGGCCCAGGTCTTCATTGAAAGGCGTGTCACGCAGGGGAAATTCATGCTGCGCCACCCGGCGGCCGCTTTCGAAGCTGGCGCGCATGACGCCGAAAGGCACGCCGCGGAAGCTGGCCGGCTGAATATTGGCGCGCCACCCGGCAGCGCCGAACAGCGCGTTCAGCGGCGCCGGAATCAAGCCGCGGGCGGTGGAGATAAGGTCGCTCACGCGAAGACGGACCCCTTGCCGAAAGCGTAGCCCACCGCCACCCGCACCGGTTGCGTGCCGGTGCGCGGCGTGTCCACCCGCAACTCGCGCGGGGCGTTGACGAACCGCACGGTGACCTGGCCGCCATCGCGGCCGGCGCCGCCGGGCGTGAACCGCATGGGGCGAGGTTCGATGCCCGGGAAGGCTTCCAACCGGCCGGCGCCGTTCAGGCCGCCGCGGCGGGGCACGGCTTCACCGGGCAGGCGCGGGCCGCTGCCTTCCATGGCCCGGAAGCGTTCGATGATGGGACCCAAGGCCTGCCAAGCCGCGGCAATACGCTGCGCGGCGGCGATCAGCGGATCTACCACCCCCGCACGAATGCCGGCCCAGGCCGATGTGAAGGCCTGGGCAATACCCGCCCACAGATCGGCAAAGAAAGCCTTCACCGCATCCCAGGGACGCATCACGCCAGCCGCCAATGCGGCCATGGGGAAGCCCTGAATGATAGTCCAGGCCGCACTGAACGCATCAGCGATGCCGCGCCACAGATCGGCGAAGAAGGCTTTGATCGGCTGCCAGTTCCGCACGACGCCATAAGCGGCCGCGCCCACGGCAGCCAGACCAGCGCCGGCGATGGGGTTGGCCAGAAAGGCGACGCCAAGCCCCGCCAGCGCCGTGACGACGCCGCCGATCGCGGCGATCCAGGGGCCGGCCAGCAGGGCGGTGAAGCCGATCATCACGCCCTTCCAGCCGCCGAGCGAAGCCACCACAGTTCGCACGCCGGACAGCAGCGCGCGCAGATCGACCACGGTTTCCTGCAGGTTCCACTTGCCGATGGCACCGGCAATGTCATCCACCCAGGCCTTGACCTTGCCTGCAATCAGTTCGCGGTTTGCGGCCACCCAGTGGGCCAGGTCTTGCAGCAGCGGCGTCAGTATCGGCGCGAGGCGGGCGCCGATGGCGTTTCGCACACCCAGAATGGCCATGTTCAGGTCATCCCAGCGGTCGCCGAAATCGTCCAACGCGCTCACGTCTTCACGGCTGAACACGCGGCCGAAGGTTTTCAGGCGCTTGGCATTTTCCTGATAAGCGACCAGGGCATTGATCAGCTCCCCGCCACCCTTCCCCATCAGCGCCTTGGCGATGCGTTCGCGCAGGCCGGGGTCTTCGTTCTTTTCCAGCAGCTGGGCGACCTGCGGCAAGATATCCAGACCGGTCAGCTTTTGACCTTTCGGGCCGGTCAGCCTGACCTTAGCCTGCCGAAACAGGTCCATCGCTTCGGGGTTCTTGCCGGCCCGGGCTTCGGCCACCACACGGTTCAGGCGAGTAAGACCGGCGGCAGCGTCTTCGGCCTGCGCGCCTTCCTGCGTCGCGCTGTAGCGGAAGCCGGCGACCATGGCCTGCTGCGCTTCGGTGACCGCGCCCAACCGGTTGTAAAGGTCGTTCAATCCGGACCCGGCTTCGGCCGCGCCCTTCACAATGCCCAGCAGGCCGGCGACGGACCCGGCGCCACCCAGCAAGCCCAGGGGCGTCAGCACACCGGACACCTTGGCGGAGAGGTTTTCGAAGGCCCCGCGTGCATCCCGCGCCGCGCCGGCAATGCGATGCAGCCCGGAGACGCGCGCCAGGTCCTGCAACTGCGCGCCGGCGCGACGGAAACCACCTTCCAGCGCGGAAAGCGGCTGCCGCAGCGCCACCACCTGCGCGCGAATCGCCCGCAGCGGGCCCGAGGCCTTGTCAACCGCCTGGATAACGGCCTGGAAGCGGGCTTGTTCCACCTATCCCCCATCCATCGCCTGGGCTTCGGCCGCGGCGATGCGGTTCGCGTGCTGGATCGCGGATCTGAGGCCGGCGGGATCGAGGCCCCAGACGTGTTCGCCGTCGCGCCAGAAGCGCCAGGCGTCGTAGTACCGCTCTAAGACGCCGATGGGGTCGGCGCCGTCATAAAACCCAGGATGGCAAGGCACCCCGCGTTGAAGTCGGCGCCCGCCAAGCGGTCCACCACTACGGGCAGCACGCCGGCCAGCCGCGCGAGCAGTTTGGCGCAAGCATCGGTGTTGAAATCAACAGATTCCCCCACTCGATAAGGCGCGCCGCATTCGCGCAGATCCTTGCCGGTGGGCGGGCGAAGGGTGAGTTCGCGGATTTCGCCTTCCGGGCCCTGAACGGGGGCCGAAAGGGTCAGCGTCACGGCATCCATGGTCAGATTTCCACGCATTCAGCGCCTTCGAAGCGGAGCTTCACGGTGCCTTCGACGGGGTTGATCTGCGTTTCGCCGGCGAAATACGCGCCGCGCAGCGCATAAGTGACGCCGGTGGCAAGCTGCACCGTGACGGTGGAATTCGTCACGGCGTCCAAGGCCTTTACACTGAAGCCCTGGGCGGTCACTTCCGCTTCGATGTAGGGGATGATGGGCGTTTCCTTGAACCCATGCGCGCGGCCATCAATGCCCATGACGGCTTCGCGGTTGGTGTTCAGCGGCTGCACGGTGACGCCACCACGCAGCTGATAGGGGGTGCCGTCGCGCGACATGAAGACGATGCCTGCGACGCGGATCGGGGCGGCCATGGGCGGGTTCCTTCAGCTTCGGATCAGAGGCGGGGCTGGGCGAGGACGGCCAGTTCGTTCAGACCCGCGATCAGGCGCGGCGCGAAAAGCACATCCAGGCGGTTGGGGTCGCTGGAATTGATCTGAACGATGGTGTTCGCCAGGAAGGTGTCCATATCGGTCACCAGGCCATCGGCCATCATGGACGAATACTCTGTCGCCAGTTCGGCCTTAAAGCCGGAGGGCGTGCAGACCGGCTGGCCGGCGCCGAAGCGGGTGCCATCCGGTGCCAGCTTGGCGCGCGGGAACTTCGATACCCCCGCGCTGCGAAGGCGGCGCACCACTTCCATCAGCGTATACATGGTGATGGTCAGCAGATAGCTGCGGTCCGTCACCCCGGCGGCGTTCTTCTGATAGGTGGTCACGGACTGCTGGATGGCGACCGAGCCATCCGCGCGGGCTACCAGGGTGGCGATACCGCCGCCCAGCAGGCCATTGGCTGTGGCGATGCCCCAGCGGGAGGCAACCGGCGGCGCCAGCACGGCATTGACCGTGAGCGTCTGCAGCGGGCGGCCGGCATCGGCGCGAATGGCCACGGCATGCACGCCAGCAATCGCCGCGGCAATGTCAGACGCCCAGGACGGCGTCCCTTCCAGGCCGAAGATGCTGTGGTGCTGATCGTTTCGCGCCGCGCCGAGGGTGGTGAGCGTGGCGGCGTTGCCCGGGGCGAAGGTGATGGCGTGGCCGAAGGTCTGGCGGAGGTAGCTCCACCGGCCCGCGGTGTCGTTCAGCATGGCCTTCACCACATCCAGCGGGGTGGCGCTGGCGTAGGGGTGGGCGATGAAGTCATATTCCACGTCACCCAGCAGCGCATCGATGCCGGACAGGCTGGGGTCCGTCGCGCCGCCGGACAGGGCGGTGATGGTCAGGCCCACGCCGGCCGGCAGGGCTTCCCCGGCGCCGAGGCCGCGATAGTTCACCCGCACATCGATGCCGTTGCCCAGCGTGCCCTTGTGCACGGCGGTCAGCGTGACGGTGCTGGTGCTGACGGTGGCGGTGACCGGAATGTAGGGGCTGGCGGCCAGGGCGGCATTGATGGCCGTGGCGATGCTGTTTGCGCTGTCCCCCGACGACACGGCGACGGAGACCAGGCCGCCGGCGACGTAGAGCGAAATGGTGCCGGCGGCGGTGGCCGGGCCGGTCACGGCAATGGTGCCGCTGGCGGCGGTACCGCCGGAGACATCGGCATAGGGCAGGACCCAAACCTCACCCAGCGGGTCGTTCTGGCGGTAGTGCCAGACCATGCGGGAGATCATCGACCGCGCGCCGAACAGGGTACGCGCCTGATCGACGCTGAATATCTGCGTCGGCACATTGCTTGCGGCCGTGATGGTCTGGCCAACCAAGATGGCGCGGCGCGTGACCGCGCCATAGGCCGCCTGGGAGGCGTCGAAATCCACATAGAAGCCCGGGACGAACAGCCCCGAGGCGGGGATGTTCGGGAAGGAGATTGCCATTGCAGGGCCTTTCGGGTCAGGCGGTGGGGAAGGTCAGGCGAAGGGTGCTTTCGGCGCGGCCATCGGGGCCGGCGGTGCGCGGGGCGGCGGCGGCGCTGGGCAGGCCGTCGATCGGCGGATAGGTTCCGGCGGCATCGAAGGGATGCACGGCATCGACAGCGATGCGCGCCTCGCCCAGCCGGCCGGTCACGATAGGCTCGAACCGTTCCTGCCAGGATAGGCTGGCGGTGATGGTGAGCTGCGCGGTCGGGCGTTCGCCGCCCGGCTTCACTTCGCAATTCGTCACCCAGGAGGACACGTCTTCAAGCTGGGTCATCCAGGCAGGGGCGCGCAGCAAAGCGTCTTCGATGCGGGCGGCGTAGGCGTCCATTGCCGCTTCGCAGGCGATTTCATCGGACGCATCCAGCTTCACATGCAGCGCCAGCGTGGCGGAAACCTGAAAAGCGGGAGAGGCGAAAGCGCCAAAGCTGCGCTTCGTTTCATCGAACATATAGACCAGCATCGCCGGCTGATCTTCGGCGTGCACCGGCCAGGCGCGGGCGGTGTAGATGCTTTCGGCCAATTCGGGCAGCGCGGCGCGCAGCCGGGCCAGCGTGGCGTTGCGGATGACCGCGCGGCCGGGGATAGCGTCAGCCATAGGGGCGGTCCTGCCGGTTGCCCAGGATCAGCAGCACGGCGCCGAGGCCATCCGGTTGCAGGTCCACCACCTGGAAGATGTCGCCGCGGGCTTCCACTTCATCTTTCGGCGCCGGCGCCACGCCGGCCGGGAAATCGGCCAGCCGGACGTAAAGCTGCGGCGCCAGGACGGAGGTGGGCGTGCCGCCCTGATCGAAGGCGACGCGGCTGGCGTGCCGATCCAGCACGCCCTGCAGCGTGAAGGGCAGCGCCTGGCTGGGGCGATAAAGCACCGCTTCGCCAAAGGTGGCGAGAATGGGCTTGTTCGCCAGCCCGTCGAAATCGATCATGCGGCGGGTCAGGCCTTGCCGCGAGGCTTTGCCACGGGGGCGTCTTCGGCGACCGAGGCTTCGGCGGTTGCGGCTTCGGCCATCGGGGCCGCATCTGCGGCCGGCAGGGCGACCACGCCGCGTTCGATCAGGCCGGGCAGTTCATCCGCCGGGATCTGGCAGGCGTCACCAGGGCCGGCCCATTTCGAGGCGCCGGCGGCGTCGCGCCAATAGACGGTGCCCAGCGCGACGGCCGGGACCAGGGCAGTGTTGACTTCGGACATGGGGGTGCCTTGCTGCTGGGAAGGACGGGCGGCGGGGCGTGACCCGCCGCCCGTCCTATCAGGTTACGGTGATGGCGGCGGCGGCGTTCACCTGGGTGGGGATCACCAGCGGCGCGGACTGGGTCAGCAGCCAGCGGGTGCCGGGATTCTGCGTGGTGTAGGACTTCGGCGCATAGGGCAGCGCCGCGTAGCCCACTTCCGCATCGATGACCGAGGCGAAGGCGCGTTCCCCGTTCAGCTGCGAGCTGCCGAGGATGACAGTGCCGTCCGGGATCATCGGCTTTTCCACGCCATCGGCCGGATCGACGTACCAGTCGTAGTAAAGGAAGAGCTTGAACTGGCCCCAAGTGCCGAGGAACTGGCCGCCGATCGTCGGGCGGGCCGCGGTGGCAACCAGGTCCGGCACGCCGTTCTGCGGGCTGAGCACGATCTGGCTGACGCGCGGGTCCTGGCGGAAGCCTTCCCAGGCCGCCGGCGTGAAGATCACGGTATCGGACGGCAGGCCGGAGGCCTTCAGGATCAGCGCCGACCAGGTGGTGAGGTTCGCACTGGGCGTGGCGGTGGAGCCGATGGCGCCGCTGATGTTCCAACGGGCGTTGCCGGTCAGCGCGACGGTCAGCGAGGAATCGCGCTGATAATCGACGCGCTGCGTGGGGTAGTTGTCGCCGGTGATATCGACATAGCCGTTCACCAGGGCCTGCGCCGCCATCCATTCCAGGCGGCGGTCGATCATCATGATCTGCTGGGCAAGCAGGCTGTCCAGGTTCACCTGTTCGCGCTCCGCCGGCGTCATCTGCAAGCCGCCGATCTGTTCGCCGATTGCGCGGCGGATCGGCTTGAAGGGATCGACGCGGTCAAGCTGCTTGATGTAGGCCGGCTTGAACTCGTTCGTAGTGACGCCGATCTGTTCCACGAACTTGGCTTCGGCCAGCGGGCTGACGAAGGGCGCCATGCGGCGCTTATTCACGAAAACATCGACCAGCACCTTTTCCGTGAGGGAGGTGCTGATGTTCGGAAAGAAAGTGTCCAGCAGAAAGCTGGACGGCCGCTTCATCTGTTCGACAACCGCGATCAGACGGGCGGTATCATAAAGACCGACTGCCATGGTGGTGTGCGCCTTTCAGGCATGGGGTAAGCGCCTTGCCCAAGGGCGCACGGGGGCGGATGGGCGAACGGCGGCGGCCGAAACCGCGCCGGCTTACTTGGAAACCGGGGTCTTCAGGTGAATGCCAGCGTCGCGCAGCGCGATCTGCGTCGCCACCGTGGTGGCGCTGTGGCCGGTGCCGAAGGTCAGGCTGTTCGCGTTGAATTCGCCGGCGGCATAGATCAGGCAGGCCTTGTCGGCGCTGCTGGCATCCGTCGCTTCGGCCAGAATGGCGGCGGGGTTCTGCGACCCGTCCGAGGAGGCGGACAGCGAGAGGGTGTATTTGCCGGAGGAGGTGATGCGGCCCAGCACGGCGCCGCGCGCCAGGTTCTGGCCGCTGATCAGCGTGCCGCCATCGGTCACCAGGAACTGGTTGCCGGCAATGAGGCTGTCCGGGGTGTAGGTATCGGTCGCCGAATACGGGACCTGCGGGTTCAGGGTGTTCGCCATGAGTGCGCTCTTTCAGGTTCGAGGTTGAGAATTCAGACCCGCATGCCGAGGCTGCGGAGACGATCAAGGCCGGCGGCGGCGCTCTGCTTGGCCGCATCGGCCGGGCTGGCCGGGCCGCCATTGGCGGGCGCTTCGTCCCCAACCTGTGGCGCCGGTGCGGATTGCATGCGCGCATGCAGGGCGGCCCGAGCGGGGGTGCTGGCCGGCGCGATGGCGTTCAGCGCGGCAAGGCCGGCCTGCAGCGTGGCCAGCGCCGCGGCGCGCGGCAGGGCAGTTTCGAACGCCAGATGCGCGGCCAACGCGGGCGCGCGGGCGGCGGCGGCATCGGCGAAAATCGCGGCGCAACGGGCGCGTTCGCGGCGGCGGGCCTGGGCGGCGACAGAGTCGCCGGCCATTTCTTCTTCCATGTCCTCTTCGGCCACGGTCTGGTCCTCGCTGTAAGGGGCGGCTTCGACGGGCGGGTCCACGGGCACGCCTTCGCCGTTGTCCTGTTCCTCGTCCTCGTTCGGGTCTTCCGGGTCGGGTTCCTGTTCGGGTTCCGGCGCGGCTTTGGTGGCGGCGGGCAGGCCGGCCAGGTGCGCGAAGCGGCTGGCAGGCGCCGGACCGTCCGGTTCGGCGCTTTCATGGGCGCGCGGCGCCGGGCCGGCGCGCAGGCCCATAAGGGACGCGAGCGGCAGCGCCGCCGCGATATCGCGGAGAGACATCGAAGGCTCCTTCAGGAGTGGGTTAGGCGAGGGTATCCATCAGCGCGCGGAAGGCATGGTCGGGCGGCATTACCGCATCAACCAGCTGCTGATCGAGCGCGGCGGCGCCCAGGAAGCAGGCGGCCTGCTGAGCGCGGATGCGGTCCGCCGACAGGCGCCGGTTGCGGGCGACGGTGGCGACGAACAGTTCGCCGACCTGGTCTATTTCGCCCTGAATGCGGGCGAGCAAGTCCGGCAAAACGCCAGTGAAACGGGCGCGCGCTTCTTCAGCCTTGCGTTCGCCGTAGGTGACGAAGTGCACGGCGATGCCGTCCTTGCCCAGCGCGCGGGACAGGTCCGCCAGCATGGTGATTACGCCGATCGATCCGGCACCGCCGGTGCGCGGCACGGTGATCCGGTTCGCCGCCGAGGCCAGCGCATAGGCGGCGCTGTAGGCGCCTTCCGCCAGCACGGCCCAGATGGGCTTGATACCGCGAGCGGCGTAAATCTGATCTGCCAAGTCAAAGCAGCCAGCGACTTCGCCACCCGGGCTATCGATATCCAGCACGATGGCGCGGACGGCGGGGTCCATCAGGGCGGAGAGGAAATTCTGCCGGATACCGTCATAGCCGGTCATGCCGGAATATGGGCGAAGAGTGCCCAGGCGCTGCACCAGGGTGCCTTGCACCTGAATCAGCGCCACGCCTTCGGCCACGTCATAGCCTTCCCGCACCACATGGCCGCGCTGCATCAGCTCCGGCGGCGGCGCGGCGTCCAGGCCGCTTTCGATGCGGCCCACACCGAGGCGCGCGGCCAGCGCGGCCATGACGATTTCCGCCTTTTCCGGGCGGATCATCAGGGGCGCGTTCAGCAGGCGCTGGGCGAGGTGCGGCAGGGGCGTCATCCGGCGACGCAAGCCTTCAATGCCGTGATTTCGGCCTGAAGCTCCGCAAGCTGCGCCTCCAGTTCCGAAATGCGCTTATCGCGCGCCATCACTTCGGCGGCGGCTTCGGCATTGGCCACCATGAGCGAGCCAAGCTGGAAGGCGATGGCAGAGCGAGTGTCCTGCATTACGGCACCTGCTTGATAGCGTTG